TTAGCCATATATTATCTTATAAATGTAAATAATTTTTTAGTTGAAATTGTGTAACTATCTAAATTGTCCAATTCTTTCACACTTGACCAATCTTCCTCCAGATTTAGATAATCAACACCCCCACTAATTGGATAAGCAGTATTTCCTTTAATAAGGTAAACTGCTGATTTGTTTTTTTCTTTTATGAATTTCATATTTGTTTTTTTAATTATTATATCTTCTACACTTATAATTGATAGAATATCTGGGTTTTTTAACCAAGCAAATCCATTATCTCCCCAATCATCTCCCCACCAATTTCTAAATTTATATATAAAAGACTCATCAATTTTCTTATATCCCACCACAACGATTGCGTGTAGCCATTCACGATGAGATTGTTGTCCTTCTTGGTCAATAATATAATTATTATTTTTTACATTATCTTTATTCCAATCTATTTGATTTCCTCCTACAGCTATTATTAAAGGTTCTCCACGATGTAATGCTCTTCTAAAATCTAACCAAGAAACATATTGATAATTTTTTATTCTATTAAATGGAGCTTCTGCTCTTGCTTCTTCTGTAATATTATCAGGATTTTCTACCCACTCTTTTAATTTGTTTTCAAAATTAGGACAAGTTTTTGTAGAAGCTATTCCTTCTTTACAGGTTTCAGCGTTATCTCTAAATGTTGAACCTGATTGTGTATGTGGAGTATTTGCCCAAATATAACGCCAACTCAAATCAAAATCCTTTTCATATTCTTTCATTTGCTTAAATGCCTCTACATAAGAAAATGAACAAGATACACAAGAATTTGAATGTGCTTGTATTGGAGCAATAAGTGGTAAATTCTCTATTTCAAAACTATCTGGAATACTAACTGGTGTTGAACTTCCAAATATTAAATCCCATTTATAATCTCTAACATCTTTTGTGTCAAAATTCCAACCTCCTTTATAGTTTTCTAAGTTAAATCTATTCATTTAATCTGTAATTCATATATTTATATTGCCCACCAAATAAAAGTGCAAGAGTTTGGTGTTCCACTTTTAACAAAGGTTATTACAAAATTAGTTGAACTGATTGATTTTACATCTCCAGTCCAGTTATCATTTACAGCTTCTCTTAGCCAAATACATTGTCCTGTTCTATAACCACCACCTTCATATTGAGAATAAGATACACATTTTTCAGAACCAACAGCCTTTATATATCCGTAAGACCAAGAATTTTGAACATCTCCAATTCCACCTTCTAAATTTGCTTTAATTATTATTAAACTTGGAGTTCTACCAAGTGAATGAGTTATAGTATAATCTCCTGAACCATCTCCTGAAGTTCTTTGTTCTAAATCAGTATCAGTTGTTATGGTAGGAACATTATCATCAACGTATTTTTTTGTAGCAGCGTGTTGGTCAGTAGTTGGAGTAGCAATAGTTACTTTCCCAGCAAAATCAACTGAGAATTTAGATGTGCCATAGTTTTTAAGGTCAAGTAAATTGCCAGCAGTATAAGCTCCAAGAGTATTATAATCAAATGCAGGACTAACACCAGTTTCATTTCTAAACTTTTGAAGAGCAGAATAAGAATTAAACGCCTTCATTTGTTTTTCAAAGTTCGATAACCCAAGAGAAGGGAAAATAGTTTCCTCACTTTCTACTTTCGGATTAACTATAATTGTTTCTTTTTCTGCCATTATTTTATAAAATTAATCATTAAAGCAAGAGTAACTGGGACTAAAATTATATCAGTAATTATTAAAGCACCAACAATTTTATTCTTCCACGCTTTTAGATTACTTATATCTCCTATGTTATCTTTAATTGTTCCGTTTTGTTTTATATTTAAGACTTCTATTGAATTTAATTTGTCAACAACAAATTGGCGAAACCTAGAAGTATCTTCAAATATATCTTTTGATTGATTCATAATATTAGTGCTTTTAGATGAATTACAAATGGCATATTTATGTTTATCTTTATTTATTTTTATACTGCTAAACAGGGAACTTTATAGGATACTCCACTTAATTTAATTACAAAGTATCCATCTGTTGCTGGGTCGCCAGCTACTCTTGCTGTTCCAGCTAAATCTACTGATTTATCAGAATTAAGAGTTAAAGCGTCAGCAGGTGCGGCAGCGTTTGTTCCTGTTTTAAAAACAATCTTTCCTGGAACATAATTTGCACCAGCAGCACCATCTTGTTCAAATCTAATACTTGTTGATAAATCCCATTTATCTGCGTCAGTTCCTACACCATAAGCCCAAATTGAACCAAATATAGTTGCTGTTGGTGTTGATACATATGCTTCTGTGTCTGAATGAGATTTTTTGAAATATATATAATCTGAATAAGCAGCATTTGCAAAATAACTTGTCAAATTAAGTCCATAAGCATTATTAACACTAACCAAGTTTAATATGCCAACAGGATTTCCAGTAATAGCACCAGTAGAAGTTATAGCACCACAACCTAATGTTCCTATACCTAAATTAGGTGTTCCTGATAAATTAGCAGCAGTTCCAGTAGTATTTTGATTAAGAGTTGGGAAAGTGCAATTAGTAAGAGTTCCATCACTTGGAGTGCCAATATCAGGAGTTGTTAAAGTAATTCCAGCTAAAGTTAAAGCAGCAGAACCTCTGTTTATAGCGATTTGTGTAGTTCCTATATAAAATTGTTGATTAGTTGCCGCATAAGTTCCTAAATCTGAAATATCTGCTTCTACTAATGCTCTACCAACATATCCAGTAGTGCCATTAGCCATTAAAGCATATTTATCTGTATTTGCGGCTGAAACAACATCTGATAAATCAGAAAGTTGAGAAGCTCCTCCTCCACCAGCGGCTTCACTAACCCAATCTGTTCCATTAGAAGTTAAAACATTTCCATCAGTGCTTGGAACTACGCTTGGAACATTATGAGAGTCTTTAATTGCTTTAGCTGTTGCAAATTTAGCATCATCTGAACCTGTATCAAGTTCAGAACCAATAGCTTTTACTGGTAGAGTTGGAATATCTGAAATTAGTGCCAGCGTTCCAGTAGTAGTCGGAAGCGTGAGTGTAGGAGTTCCAGCGACAGCAGATACATCTATAATAGCTTTTCCTGAAGTTGCCCCAGCCAGAGATAATACTCCAGCGGTTGTGCCAGCAGTTCCAAGAGATAATAATTCTAAAGGGTCGGTTGTTCCGATGCCAACATTGCCTGCAGCATCAATAACCATTGATTGTTCTGATGCTGATGTATCTATATCAAATTGTCTATGTAACAGTGAGTGTGAGGGTGAATTAAGTGCACTACCCGCTGTGGGAGAAGCATAAGCCATATATTTTTATTTATTTTTTATAATTTATAATTTCGTGTTCTCTCATTCCAATCAGTTTCTACATCAGTTCTTTTAGTAAAAGTTGTTGAAATATCGTCTCTTTTAGTGAAATCAGTTGAAGAAGTCCTTGTTATTTTAGACCAGATATATTCAATGCCATTAAGATATTTCCTAATAACTTCTAATGATGCTATCCTATCTATTAACGTTTTAGTAGCTAACCAAACTCTTGAATAACTTTCAGTTAAACCAATACTATCTGATAAGGATTTTGCTAATGATTTTACTAAACTTTCTGCCGATGATATTGTATCTGATAATACTCTACCTATTGACTTGCCAAAACTTTCACTTGCAGTAATGCTTTCAGATAAAGCTCTTGCTGTATTTTTAGCTATTGATTCTACTGCTCCAATTCCATCTACAAATAATCTTGTCCAGTGTTTTACACCAGCATCTAATACTGAAATAGTATCGGAAAGAAATTTCCAAATACTTCTTGCTATATTATCTGCGGTGCTAATAGTATCAGTTAATAACTTGGTGATTAAATTATAACCATCGTAAGTTACATCAACTTTATCATAAGTAACACCTGCATCATCGTAGGTTTTAATTGCCATAATGTATAGTGTTTATGTGATTAGCTCAAAACTACGGAGTAGGTTACAGTCAAAGTATCACCAGATACTACATTTAATGCACTAAAAACCTGATGTCCTAATAAAACTCCAGTAGAAGCTGCATTTAAAATGCCAATCTCTGTAACTGCTTTTGTTCCAGATACTGTCCAAGCCTTTACAAGCTGTAATGTATCATCAGTAACTGTAGTAGTTTCACTTGTAGGTGTGACTGATGCTCTTGCTAAACCACTATCAACTATTTCAGACTCTAAAGCTGTATCTGTTGCACCTGCTGCAGTTGTTCCAATTCCTGCTGCCAAGTAAGTAAATGCTGTTTGAGTATCAACATTACCTGCTAATCCTACAATAGCCTTTAATCCTAAATTACAGATTGTGTTTTTGATTTGTTTCTTTTCTTTTAGTTTACCTTTTTTATCGGTAACTTCAAGAGTAACTAATCCTCTTAATTTCATTGTTTCTTTCATAAATTTTTAATTATATAATCTTTGTGTGCCATAAGAAGCAGCTCCAAATAAAACAGTTGAGATACCCATAATAAGTATAACTTCTGCTTCACCAAGAATTGCTTGTGTGGCTAAATAAGCAACTATAAATCCGATAATGGAAGCCAAGCTTCCCTTCTTACCAGATAACCATAGTAATAATCTTTCTAACATATATTTATTTTTTAGGTTGTTTAGATTTTTCTATTAACATTTTCTCATATTCATCTACTTGATTTACTACTTCTATTTCAATAACATCTTTAACTAAAGATATTCTGGTAGGGATTTCAATAGGAGAATTGATTTTAATACTTCCATCTTTGTAATATTTCTTCATTAAAGGCATAATCTTCTCCTTAATCCTTTCTGCCTTGTAAACAAGTTTCTTTCTCGCTTTATCATCTTCAACTATTCTTCTGTTAATGATATTAACTTCATCAAATAGTTCTTGTTTTTTTTCTAAAAGTCTTTTAATTTTTTTGTCTTGAATTTTATAAATCATATATCTTTTTTATATTAAATTATATGCGTCAGCCCATTTATAGGCATTCTTTTGAATTGTATAATTATCTAAAACGTATTGTTTAGCTAATTTACCCATTTTAAGCCGTTTATCCTTATTATTAGCTAAGTCTATTATAGTTTCAAGCCATTTAGAATTATCTGTTATTTTTATTCCTATTTTGCCATCTAACTCTTCATAAGGACTATCCTTAAAACTCTGTGCTATTGTTGGTATTTCTAACATAGACACTTCCAAAAACTTTATGTTTGACTTACAGCGATTAAAGTAATTCTCACTTCTTGGCATTATTGCTATATCTATTTTCATATCATCTAAGGTATCAAAGTAATCTTCCATTTCAACCCAGCCAGTTCTTTCTAAATTCTTTAAGCTATACCAGAAATCAAATTCTTTATTAAAAATCTTATTCATTAATTCTGTTCTTTCTTTTGCTAAGCCAAGAACAACGATTGTAAATCTTCCGTCAGCATCTAATTCTCTAAGTTGCTCTTTAATTATTTCAAACTCTTGAGCATAAACTATTGAACCTATAACTCCTATTCTTATTTTCTTTCCAGTATTACGTTGTGGAATTTCTGCCCAATCATCTGGATTTACACAATTAGGTAAAACAACAACATTAGAATTATATTTTCTATATTCTTCTGCTAATGTTTTGGTAGTTGTAGTAACTAAATCAGCATTATGAATAAAGTTGTAAAGTAAATTGTTTGTTTCTTTTGACTTTTTCTTAACCTTACCTTTTTTATGAAGATAATACATTGGATGATTTTTATCAAACTGAAATGTATCATCATTATCAAATACTATTTTCTTACCAGCTTTTTTAAGTTCAAAAGCTATTTTATGAGCATTAACTGTATTTGGTCTGTGAAATGTAACTATATCAGAATTCATAAGCTCCTGAGAAATCTGTTTAGGAGACTTATGAGAAGACCGAGATATACCAGTATAATCACAACCCCAACCAAGCTCCCAAGCAGGTTGAAATATACGAACGTAATTACACCCCATAGAGTTAGACCCAATTAAATAAGGATTATTCATAATTATTCAAGGTTAATCTTTTAATCTTTTCTTTCTTTTCTTCGTTACGAGCATAGAGCTTATCCAGAAAGGCTCTATTTATTTTTAGGGGTGGAATAGGTTTCAATTGTTTCCGTTGTTGAGCCATCTTTGTTAATTCTAATTGATGTTTTTTTTACTATATTAATTGGTATTTTTTTTCTTGGTTTTTTAATTTCCATATATCTTATATTAATTAGGCGGTATAGGGGAGCAGTTTTATTCTGCCCCCTAAACCTATATCAGTTATGTAGCAGTTTTGTATAATACACCAGCAAGGTCACGGTTTTCAATAACACCATACAATATATCAGCAGTAACAAGTGTTCCTAAATAGGTCTGTAAGTAATCATTTTGTAATCTTATTCCACTTCCAGCTCCCAAAGAAGCAGTAGCGAATACGATAGCATCCTTCTGTGCCAAAGCATTATACTTTGAACCTTCAGTAGTAGGAATATTACTTGTTAAGTGAACAGGAATTCCGTATAGAACACCGATAGCACCATCTAATACTGCCTTATTTCCAGATTCATTCACGAGAGTGAATCTATCAATACCCATAATATCTGCCCAGAAGACGGTTGGGTCAAAGAACCAAGCTCTGTCTTCTTTTGGAATATCATTAGCATCTAAATAAGCAACACAAGCTCTAATATTAGAATCGTTAGCAGCAGTATTACTGTCTCCAACGGTAGAAGCAAAACCACTAAATAAAGTGATTAAAGCAACTTCTAATTTTTTAGCAACTGTATAAGCAGCGTTTGTAGCGTATCGTTCCTGTAAATTGTATGAGCGTTTAACCTGAGCCTTCTGTATGTCTTCAATAACGAATGAAACCTCGTAATGTTGGTCAACGGTTAAGTTAACATCGGTTTCAAGTGGACTATTGAGAGTTACCGCAGTAGCATTAGCTTTCTCGTAAGCAGTCATTTCAGTTAAAGAAGGGATGTTTATTACATCACCACCACCAGCAACGTCAGCAGACAAGTCAGTGAAAAAGCTGTTTGCGACTAGTTTAGAACGCATAAAGTCATTCATTTTCTCTGACCAGACTTCTGGAGTCATTACTGCTAAATCGGCAGCTGTAAAAGTGTCTGTAGGTAAAGAACTCATCTTATTTTTTGTTTAATCCGATTATAAGCCTTGATGTTTTTTCCAGTATGCCATATGTTCTTCTTTTGTCATTTCACTAATAGGTTTCTCTGGCTTAATTTTCGGAGAACGATTTGAATTAGGTGTAGCGTCAGCAATTTCCTTTTCGTCTTCTAAAGACTTAAGGTAGGCTTTGAACATTGGAAGTTCTAACGCTTCCTCTGCTTTAATACCTTTTGCGTCTGCGACTTCTAAAACATCAGTTAAAACCTTAGAATCAATAGTGGGATGCATTTGAGCAAACTCTATTTTAGACAATCTCTTGTCCACTTCCGTAGGTGTTTCCTTATGTTTAGTAGCAGAAGAATCATCGTCTTTCGACTTATTCACGAGTTCTTCTTTTGCCTTAGACAATGCTTCCCTTGCTTCATCTCTTTGTTCTCTCATCTTTTTCTTTTGAATCAAGAGTGTTTTACTGTCTAATTCGTTCTCATTTTCCTGAGTTTCCTCAGTTGAAGTTTTGTCTTCCTCAGAGTCAAAGTCCTGAGTGTCTTTTTTTTCATCTGTCATTTGTTATTGTTTAGTCAATTAGCTTCTTTTTTATGGGTTTAGTCCCAGTTATTCAAAATTAATATCTTTAACTTTTACTTTTGGATTTTGTAATCTATCAAACATTTCAACTATTCCTTTAAGTTTCTGTGTAGTTAAAGTCTTTGCCAAAAAGGCTTTCTCTGGTTCTATTATTTCATCACCAATCTTAAATGGAATACTTACATCTTTTACATTATCTATTAGCGGTTCAAATACCTCATCTCTAATAATATCCCAAGTTCCTGAGTTAGCAAAGTTTTTTAATGTTCTCAGTATATCTATGTTCATAATTATTGGTTATTTACTGGCGGTTTGCCAGATTGATTAAGTGGTGGCATAGGAGTTGGTTGTCCTTCTGGAATTAGAGTTGGATTAATTCCTATCTTCCCAGCTATTTCTTCCATCATTGGTCTATATTGTGGGTCTTGAGTTAATACTGGATTTTGTCCTAATAACTGCATAAAGTTAGTCATACTTTCAAGTTCAACTATTCTCTTAGAACTTTCACCAGTAATATCTACAATTAATGTTTTATCAAAGTCTAAATATCCTTCAATCATTTTAACAAACTCTGTATCATTATGTTGAGACATTAGAGTTTCCTTTAACATATCAACTTCTTCTTTTGTTGGATATTCACCAGAACTAATAACGTAATCTTTTATAGCAATATTTAATCGTCTATTAATATCTTTCTCTACTATGAGACGAATTGTCTTAGCGTCATATAGTTCAAATATGTGTTCTTTAACTACTCCTGCATTAAATTGTGGTAAAACCCACTCATTAATTACTTCCTCTAAAAAGAGTGATAAGTTTTCTCTAATAAAGTCAAATAACTTACCAGCATTTTGCTCCATTAAAGCACCTAATCTAAATGGTGTTCTACTTGGCAAACTCTCTCCTGTCATTATTTCAAAAGCATTTGCTAAACTTCTAACAACACCCATTAACTTATTTTCCTCTTGAGAATAAGCACCAAGATTTCTTTCTTCTGTTGATATAGGAGTAATCTCACTATTAACTTTAAGAATTTCACCGTCTAAAAGGTCAGTCATTATATTTGAAGCAACCGTTGTATCTCTGCTCTGGTAAATATGTTTAGCACCAAGTTTCATTGATAATGCTTTTTGATTACACATTTCATTCCAGCGTCTTTGTGGGTCAAATAACATTTCAATTACACCTAATCCTAAGGCTCTACCTTCAATAGTTAGATAATCAACTTTCTTATAAGGAAACTTCTTAATTTTATGAGTATAAAGTGTTTCGTCATCACAGACAACAGCCATAGCAAGTGAATAACCTTTTCCACTTACTCCTTTAATGTTGGCGTTCTCCATTTCAGCATATACCTCATAAACAGCAATTTCATTCTCTCTTGACTTACGTAATTTATCAACTATTATTTCTATCTTTTTCTTATCCCATTTCTTTTCTTTTTCTAAATCTCTAATATTATAATTATGTTCTTGAACTATATAAGAACTTTTAATATCAAAATCATTATCTAAGTTTGAAACTGCTGGGTCAAGAATAATAAATTTCAAAGGTATCATTTTTATATCCTTCCCAACCTTTTTTAATATAATTGAACCATATTTAGGTAGATTCTCTACTATTTTATTCAAAAGCACACCAGTATTGGCTTTACGCATCCAATATTTCAATTCATTATTATAAATCATTGCCTTTAATCTATCCTTACCATTTTCTGCGTGAACTTCAATATCTTTTCTATCTAAGTCAATATTCTTGGTGGCGTTTCCACATTGTGGATTAGAAATGTTCTCAAAATATTTATGATTACCTTGAGAATCTGAATCACCAGATTTGAATTTAGAAGCATTATAAAGCTCAATCTTATTTATAGTTTCTTTAAGATTAAACTTGTGGTTATCTGTAATATCTACTTCTTCTTTGTAATCTGCTAAATATTTATTTAATTGTTCTACTATTTTTGTCATATAATTTAGTCATATACAGGTTGTTTTCCCCTGTTTTGTTTAACTTTTTGTTTATTCCTGTAAGAAAAGGTATCGTCTGGGGAAGTAAATGTCATTATTAAGGCATCTGCTGTATCTGGAGAATGAACTCCATTTTTTAAAAGTCGTTCCTTAGAAATCATTTTAATTTTCCCAGAACTTCTTAACTGGTATCGCATATCACAAAGTTCAGACCAGTCTGCGTTTGTTTTTAAAGTTCCCCCCTGTTTAAGCCATTTAGCTCCTCTTATGTAAGCTTCGGCTCTTATATTAATATATTTTTCTTTATCTAAGGCACTCTCAGCCATATTTACACCATTGATATTCAATCCTGACTCTATAAATCTATCATAAACTCCAGCACCAAGTCCAGTAGCATCTATATAAACATCTTCATCTTCTATTTCGTGCTTCTCCATTAAGTCACGAGTAATACCAATAGCATCCATTGTATTAGGTGTAAGAGTTTTAACAAGAACCTCAGCGAAGTTTTCTGTTCTCAAAACCCATATAGAATAATCTCCACCTCTGGCAATATCTATTCCTAATCTTTTCTTACCGTAGTTATTTGGATTTTCTTTTCTTTGAGCTTCTTGAACCATTTTCTCTGGAAAGAGTAATGACCACCCATCTACAACGCTTTCTTCTTCAGGGAATAGACAGTCATATAAAACACCGAAGTTAGCTTCGTCTCTCATCTCATCTATAAAATCTTGAGAAACTCTACCCTCTGTTATTCCTTGTTTCCAATCTACTACGATTTGATTATAATTTGGATTATTATTTGACCTTAAGAAATGATTTCTATGAAAAGGATTACCAATTTCAAGTAAGAAATTATCTTTCTGGTCTCCAAGCATTCGCTTGATTTTTGAATAAATATCGTCATCTATTAAAGAACTTTCGTCAATCACAACATTAGAAGAATTGTGAACTAATATATCTTCTATAAAATAATTATGAGCGGCTTCAACTGTTAAATTATATACAAATTCGGGTTTATCTTTTATTTTTGTAACCTTTGTAACAATAGCTTTTTCCATTTTTCTCTATTATAATTAGTTTTAGCGTGACAATGATTACATAAAGAAATTAAATTACTTGGGTCATTATTCTGTTTATTATAATCTATATGATGAATTGAAAGTCCATATCCATTTCCAGAAAAGTTTTCTTCATTTGGTAACCCACAAATTTGACATACAAAATTATCTCTTTTCTTTATTTCGTATTTTAATTTATTTGTAAATTCAATGCCATATTCTCCACTTGATATACCATCTCTCCAATTAGGATTACCTTCGCTAGTCATTGCTATAGAGTGTAACTTATTAGCACATTTTTTACTACAGGTTACTGGATTAAGAGACTTTTTTGTTTCAAATTCTTTTCCACACACTATACATTGTGCCTTTTTACTATTTTTTAAATGGTCAGCTATTCCCATACATTTTTGAGAACAATATATCTGTTGTTGTTTTGGTTTAAATTCTTCGCCACAAATTGGGCATCTAATAAAGTTATTTTTCCAAGCTGGATTATTATCTCCAGTTTCTGCAAGTCCATAACATTTTTTACTGCAAAAATGATGATTATTTCTTTTATAATGTGATGGTCTTATATAATATTCTTTTTTACAGTATTCACAGTTTGTTAACATAATCTCCTTGTTTAACTTGGTCAGCTCTTATATAACCTTTTCCTATAACAAATACTGGATGGTCTTCTGTGCATTTAAAAGATTTATCTCCAACCTGTATTTCATAAATATCTCTATTTTTTCTTAAATTTTCTTGATATTCAATTATATTTTTAAAACCCTTATCGGTTAATATCTTAACCTTTTTCTTTCCTTTAACCACCCTGTCTATATCTATTAAACCTTTATCAGTCATTACTTTATAACCAGCTAAAATACATCCAAATCCCATTAAAGTATCACCAGCTTGAGCTTTATTCCTATTATCTGCTGATAAGACGTAGATTTCTCCACCACCCTTAAAAGTTATACGTTTTTTACTAACCTCTCGTCTCAACTTATCTTTAGCCTGCTCATCCATATCTAATTGAGAACGAAATGTCTCATTATCGTAACAATGGTCTATTATGTTCCTCATAATAATCATAGCCTTACTTGTTGAAGGAGCAACCACAGCCCACTTCTCAGCGTGTGTGACAGCCCTTACAAGGACAGCTACGGCAACTGTATGAGATTTACCATAACGAGTAAAGGTCATAACGTGATTACGCTTTGGAAACCTTTTAAGGATTGTCCAATAGATACACTTTTGACCCCAAGTAAGATTTAGCTTTTGAATTTCATTTGCTTCTTGATTCCAAATCTTAAATAGTTCAGAAGTTTTCGCAATCTTATTAACCCCGTCTCGTATATCTTTATAGTTCATTTATTTCTCATCTATGAGTCTTTTAAGCAAACCCACAGCTTCATCAGCTCCAGTAATAATCTTTAGTTTATTTTCCTTTAAACCAGTAATTTCAGCAGCTAATTTAAGCTCTCCTAAGCGTTCTTTAGGTTTAGCCTTTAAATCCTCACTTAAATAATCTAAAAGAGTAGCGTCATCTAGACCCTTTTCCTTTAATAATTGTTGAAAACCCTTTGTGCTTTCAATATTAGCCTTAGCAGAAGTAGCTACACTAGGAGCAAACCCAGCTTTTAAGGCAGCTGCTTTCTTATCAGATTTACCTTGAGCCTTTTGTTCTAATCTAACATCAAGGTATTTCTTTTGTTTAGGCGTTGATTCAATTTTATATTCTTTTCTTTCCATATATTTTGTTATAATTCGCTAAAAATCGGAGTTGAGATTAATTAATTAGAAGGTTTGAATGTCTGTAAAACTATTAACGCTAATTGTCTTTCCATTATCAGTTGCACAGGATGCTGTGTCTAGTTGACTACCACTACAAAAATTTGTAGCCCATATCTGATAAGGCTCATACCAAGGATATGTTGTATATTGTCCTTCTATCCTTTTGATAACGTCTACAATTTGAATATTGTTCTTAGATAAATCACGAACTAATTCCCTTAAAAATTCAATCTCGTCTTTGAGAGATTTTATATTTCTCCCATTTTCGCTTGAGTCAATACAAATTAATTTTGCATCTTCTTTTGTTAGTATTTTTGTATCAACTAACAATGCAAGAGCTTTTGATGATGGCAACTCTTTTAATCGCCATATAAGTTTCTTCGTCATATAATTTTCCTCAACTCAACTCCGAATTTTAAAGAACTATATTTATTGCGTAAGCAATCGTTATTTTTTTTATTAGTGGTTGACTCTCGGACTATAACAATGAATTGTATTATCTTTTTTTCTTTCCATTTTTTTTATAATAATTCGCTATTTTACCCCCCCGTGTGGAGAGTTTGGTGCTTAGTTTAAGCCTTATCCTTAACGATATTTTACAGAAATGTCTAAAAAGAGTGTTTTTCTTGTCTTTTCCTTAGTTTATCTCTCTTGTTAAGTATCTCCTAAAATACTGGTTTAAGAGTATGGGGAGCTTTTATATTACCCTCCCTACCAACTGGGCTATCTCCCCCCCCTACCCTATGGTCTAATGGTCTAGCCCTCAATAAGCCCTATCCCTAGCCTATGCCTTAATATAGTAATGGGTTAAGCTATGTTGTGTTGGGGTTATCCTATAAGAAAGCTATTGAATATGTTAGCGTTTAAGTACCACCATACAAGGATTTAATCAACCAGTTAAAGCCAGTTAAGATAAGTTAGTTATAGTTAGTA